TTTTTCTAGATCGTGGGCGTAGGCTTTTCTTTGCGCTTTTCTGTATTGGCGCAATTTCTTTTTGTATTCCTGATCCCACTCTTCGAAAGTGGGGTACCAATCCCAAGTATCGTAAGGTTTATTGCTGTCGACATCACGTTTTGCTTGATTGCGGAAAGAATCAAGCATTTCTTGTTTGCGTTGTGCTTTAGATTTTGGCTTAAAAGTCTCTAGAAGTCTTCTTTCAGCAGGTGTCAGAGTTTCTAGGGCACCATCTGATGGCTTGTAGTCGTCAGGGACGGTTGCTTTCCAGGTTTTGCTTTCGCTGCGACGACGATCTTCTAGTTGGGAGTCAATGACATCTTGTGTTCCTTTTTCTTCTTCTCCCGATGACATGCCGCCATTGGGCAATGTTGATGGCTCCTGTCCGCGCTTGCGTGCATAAACGCTCTTATCTCCGGCGGAATAATCACCGAAATATTCAGGCTCACGTCCCTCGCTTTGATATACGTCGTAACCACGTGAATCAAGTTCTTGAACCAAAGAACTCAATGATGGGCGATCTCTCAAAAGGAGGGAAGAAGATTGTGGATTCCTGTCCCATGGACGCCATGCCGTTTCGCCATACGATTGAAGAAGTTTAACAAGTTCCTCATCACTCATATTTTGGAGTGCTTGAACTGGCCCTCTTCTTCCGTACGCTGGTTTCAATTTTTTGTCTGGCTTGCTATCTTCCCTGAATCTGCGCGAACGCATCCCGCGATCTCTTCTGTTGCGATCAAAAATATTGTCTACAGCATCATCAAGGAGTTCGCGACCCTTTTCTCTAGCAAATTTCTTAGCCTCTCTCTTGAGGTCTTTGCCAATTTCGCGACCTTGCTTACGTACCGCGTCGCCAAGACGTGAACGGAAACCACGGTCATCGTAATCTTCATCAAAACTATTTAAATCACTTTCGGCAAAACGACGAATATCATCATCGAAGGCGTCGGAATTATCGTATTCTTTAAACAATTTATGCATTGCTGCAATAGGGTCGTCTGATGCATTGACGTCATCCAAAAGGGAATCCCATTCATCATCAGTCATGTCCTTGTATTTGTCTACATTTTCTCTAGTCCAATCGCGAGCAGTCTCGTAATATCTATCCGAGTCACCCCTGTTCCACTCTTCACCGACTAGTTCTTCTAGTGGCTCCAAAGGATCGTCATCTGGCTCATACCACGAATCAGGAGGACCAACATAGCCACGTCGTGAACGCATGCCACGGTCATCGCGCTGTCGTTCGCCAACATCAGCCCAATGATCTTCAACGTCAGAATTCCACATTTCTTCGGCACGACTCATTACTTTTTCATTGTCAAGAATGTTTGACCAATCAACGTCCTTCGGGTCAAGTTCGTCATCTTCGATCATTGTTTCGACAGTACGTTCAAGTAAATTATTGAAATGACCAGAATCTTGATCCAGGTCCTCAAATTGCTCTTCATAACTTGGACCACGTTCTCTATAAGTTGAACCACGTCGTGAACGCATGCCACGTTCTTCGCGTTCCATATCGCGCTGCATGTCTGCTTGCTCGTCAAGCATGTACTGGATGTACTCGGGGTCATTTTCTGCTTCGCGTTGACGCTTCAGGCGATTCTCTTCACGCAGTTCTCGCATCGACTTCTGGGGCTTCTTGCGCGGTGCATCAAGACGATTGTCACGGAACTGACGGTCATCTTGTTCGTCAAGTTGATAATCGATTTCCGGGTCGCCTGAGCGCGAACGCATGCCGCGATCTTTGCCGCCCGACAAACTCTGCAAGAGATTCGGGTCACCACCGATGTCATCAATAATCCCGCGAAGTTTCTTTTCATCAAAAGAAACATTGCCATTACCTGCACGACGCTGATTTTCAATTGCTTCTGCATCTCCCTCGACGACTGCCGAAAGTTTTCTGGCAAGGTTCTTAGGTACGATAAAGCGAGGAATAATTGGTCGTTCCAAGCCTGGCTTGCCTTCAAAAACAATGCCGTCAGAGTCGGCGTCAGTAACGCCAGTGATGTCGACGAATGCCATGCCTGCAGGAGCCGCACGCAAGCCGCCACCAATTTTAGGACCAATTTTGCCACTAAGGGCTTTTATTCTGGTCTTGGGGGCGTCTTTGGTATTAGGCGCCCCATCACCTTTTTTTGAACCACCGCCACCATCTAGGTAGGATGAGATATTTTTATGGGCTGATCTGAGTGCCTGTAGTGAATCTTCGTTGATCCCGCTGGTGATATGGACTCCGTAGTCGTCAACGTGTGCTTCTAGGCGATGGTAATTGAGTATGGGGTCTAGTAGTGACTTGACTTTGTATGCATATTGTGGCTTGCACCATACTGAATATTCTAAAGCAGTTTTTTTCTGCTGTCCATCGGCGAGATTGCGTAGATAGTCGATGGCGTCTTGAATTTTTTGTAATTCGTTTTCTTTGATTGTTTCATCTTCTCCGGCGTTGGAGAGAATTTCAACGGCCTGATCAAGTTGCTCATCGAATGATTTCATCATTGCGATTGGCTGCTGTGCATCACTGTAGGACCGAGTTACGTATCCTGGCTTAACCGACATTGGCATTGAAGGCATTTGTGATGGAACAATCTGTTGTGAAGCCATCTTCTCTGGCTTGCCGAACATGTATCTGCCGCTTTGTGACTCGCGATGGTACCCAATTCGATAGGTCATACGAGTTCCGTCTGGCATTGTGCGATCAAATACAACACTATTTTCGGTTGCATTGACTACTCTGAGTGGGCTCGATGAACGTGATGATAATTCCATTTCAAGTGCGGCACGAGCCTCGCCGCCAAGTTGGCCAGATTCTCCTGAAGCAAAAATGTCTGTGCGTTCGTTTGCTGCTGGGAATGTTTGCGGTTTTGCTGGGGAGAGGTTAAAGCGAGGAATGTCGATAGCGGTCGAACCGGGTCGGCTTTGACGCATTCCGCCCTGCATTCCTTCTGGACCACATTTTTCGCCATTTTCGTCGCTTTTGACGGAAAGCGTGGCAGTGAGTTGGTTTGCTCCGTGGAGAACAGGGCTGACTTCGTATAGTTCAACTTCACGTAGAACGTTTGCTTGCATTGTGGGGTCAAATGTTGCTTGGAGTGTCTTGTAGCCAATTGACCATTCTTGTTCTTGTCCAAAGAATGCGACGCTGGCGAAGGCTTCACGTCCCTTTTCGGTGGCAAGGTTGAATTGGACGCGAGCGTATAGTCCACCGACTCCAGCCATTTTCATCTTCATGGGGATGCGTGGGTCGTTTGCTGGTACTTCGTAGATTTCTAGAACTTTGCCGATGGGGTCGTTCCAGTTGTGTCCCCAAACTACGCGTGGCTTACGACGCTTGAGACTTTCCGTAAACGCACCGCTGACGATGACATCACCTACCGAGTCCTTGTTGCCGATGGCGGCTACGAAACATTCAACAATTCCTTGCGCTGAGTCAATATTGATTTGACCATCGAGTGCTTTGAAAAGTATGTCTGACGTGGAGAAATTGGACATTAGGGCTCCTTAACTATCTTGTACCATAATAGTTAAGTGGCTAATGGTTTAATGCAACTGTTAAGTATTTTTCGGCCAAATATAAATTAGTTTACGGAAAGTGTTTTAGTTTACGGAAACTATGGCCTACAGTAGTCCCAAGCACGTCGAGCCTCCGACGAAGCAATCTCTGGACGAATCTTCACCAACAAATCAGTATAAATGCTGACAATAGATGTTTTGAGGGCACTCAATCGTTCTTCTTCGCTCTTGATTCCAAACGAATTAAAGATAGCCATATCCAAAAGAGAGCGAGTATCATCGTTAATAGACTTAATTCTAGTCATCTGAGCATCAAGATGTGCATGAACATCTGACGCCGAAGGACCAGAATAATCCGCTGACTTTTCTGCATAAATAGACTTTGAGTCCTTCAAAATAGCCGAAAGCACAGGACGAATATCCTCATCCATCTGCTTAGTCCAAGTATCGCTATTCAATATACTTTCAGAGTCCAAAGAACCAGAACTCAAGAAATCCCTAGCCTTCTTGCCACCGACCTTCTCCAAAACAACACGCTGCTGACGTTCAAGCACACGCTCAAGGCTTCGATCCAAAATTTCTTCCCAGCGCACAATCGCCGTATCTCGCTCCGTGCCCTCATCCTTATAAGCCAACGGCTGAGTGTCTGACATTTGACCCATCGCACCTTCAGGCCCTCCGGGAACTCCACCACCAGGCATACCCGTTCCAGGGAAACCACCAGGTGCACCAGGGATTCCACCCTGTTCTGCCATAAGTGCTCCGGCCATAGTATCTGGAGCAGGAGCCCCATCAGCACCAGGAGGCATCCCAGGAGCGCCAGGAGGCATTCCAGGGGGCATCCCAGGAACGCCAGGAGCACCGCCACCCATAGGCACGCCGCCCTGACCAGGAGGAGGAGTGGGTTTCGTTGTATTTGCGATTGGAGTCAAATTGGGGTTCATGAGAAGGCTGTCCGCCAACTCTGATTCAACTTTCTTACGACCGGTTCCTTCACGATATTCGTTGACGCTAATAAGACCGCGACTCTGCTCATCTAACAGGTATCTTTCGCGCTCCTGCTTAGTAATAATCAAATACGGAACGTCAGAAGTATCAAAGTCAACATAATGTTCGGCATCAAGGTCATCAAGTGCTCGTGCCAAAATCTCCAAGTGAGGAGACATAGTCTCATTCCAGAAAACGCTCACTTCCTCAGCAGCGTTACTGAACGTTCGACCAGACGCATTACCAATAACCGACTCAGGAACACCAAACGAAGCAAGAATTTCCTCTTTAGTGATCTGACGCATCTGAATATAGGCAGCATCACGCGGATTTGACGAAGTATCAACATAATCAACGCCATCATCAGCCGAAATAACAGAAGTTGAGCCAACACGACCCAAGTTTCCTCTAAAACGGTTCCTTAACTCATCTTTATCATCGTCATCAATTTCACCACGCAAAACCAATAAACCACCTGGACGACCATCATTAAGGAGGTAGTTGCGGTTATACAGTTTGGCTAAGTTTTCAATTTCGATGGCAATGCCAGCAGATTCCATAGGTGTCAATGACAAATATGGGTCTAGCGGGTGAGGACGACGAACCCAAATAACATCATCAGGATTCATGATGATTTTATCCCCAGTTGGCATCAAGACTTCATATCCAGAAACAAACTTAATCGGGTCAGGGATAGGTGCCGTTGATTGAGGGGGGAGGAGGTTTAGGCCAATGATTGAGCCGTCACGACCACGAACTTTCTCAATAAAAGCGCCGCGAGTTCCAAGAAGGATTTGAGAAGAAAGCCGATACCTGAAAATATACGCATTTTCACCAATATTGGATTTTGTGTTCAAAATTGTCAATAATGATGATTTAGAAGCGGTATCTCCACGAACGATGCGACCGATTGGAGAATTTTCTTTACGAAGAATGACAGGGAGGCGAGCCTGGTTACCCGCAATGGCGTCGATACAGCGTGCCACCCATGTGACTTTCTGCATTCCTTCACGATAAGCACGCTCAATATCCCAAGGGTCACGATAGGCACGCCCAACAAAACTTGGGTTTGCTGAAACTGGAGCGCCAGGACCAATGAGTGACTTCCCACCCTGGCCATTTAATGATTTATTAGAAATATTCCAAGCCATGTTTTACTCAAGCCCTAACAGGATGCCAAAAATTCCACAACACACTCCAGCAACTACCAGCCCGAGGGCAGGAGAATACATAAACGTACCGACACTTGTCAACAGTATGAATAATACCATCATTATATTTGCTGCTACTGTACGTGTTCTGATGCGCAATAAAAACAATCTCAAACGAGTTAATGTAATCTTGATACGAGAAGGTTCTGTCTTGTTTCGCTTTTTACGAGTTTTCACAAAGAACAATCTAATACATAAAACACTGACTGGAGTGGACAATGCCCGATTGGAATAAAGTTCTTGAATATCTGGAACCAAAAATGCCACCGTTTTGCCCAGAAACACCATCGCTGACACAAAAGGTATTCCTAAGAACTTATTCATTGGAGGCCCTATTTGGCGGAGCGGCAGGTGGTGGCAAAGCCGTATATACTAACACTGTGTTACCCACTCCTAATGGATTTGTAAAAATGGTGGATATCAAACCGGGTGATTTTATTTTTGGTCGTGATGGCGAACCACACCTTGTTCTTGCTGAATCAGAGATAATGCAAAAAAATGGATATAAATTAACTTTTGATGATGGTTCAACGGTGGATGCTTGTGATGAACATCTTTGGCTTACGTATGACGCTCGTGAACTTGAGGCTCTAACCAGGCGAACGCCAGAATTTCGTGAGAAGCGCAGGACGGAGCGACCCTCTCGTGCAACGAATTCGCAAGGTGAATATAAATCTTTGGCTGTTGCTGAAAGAAACGCAATTAATAAACCAGAAACTTTGGATGCTCCTACTGGAACCGTTCGCACTACTACTGAAATCGTTGCCACCTTGCTCACTCCTAGGGGGCGCAGAAATCATGCTGTTCCGGTTGCAGCGCCTATTAATTTGCCCCATAAAAATTTATTAATTGACCCTTACGTATTGGGGGCTTGGCTGGGTGATGGGGCATCTGCGACTGGATACATTTGCGGTCAAGATGAACAAG